TCCTAATAAGCCCGGCCGTCAATGATGAGTGCCGGCTCGGAATTGGCGCCCTCGTTAAACGTTAGGTCGAACGACAGCTCCGCATAAGCCGGATCATCGGCCTTGAAGACGATATCGCCGGACGGCGCGAGCAGCACATTGCTGGCGTATAGGTCTCGATTGGTGCCTTTCATGTTGAACGCGACGAAGCGCAGGGCGCCGTAGATATCGGCTGTTCCGGCGGTTTGCAGTTGCTCGCGAGACACAGCGGATTTGGTGTAGCCAAACAACCACGGCACAGGATAAGTGCCGCTCACCCTCGCGGTCGGTAGGACATAAACCCGCGCGAGAGTCGCGTCGACGGTATAGTCGGTATCCAGCACTGGGGTGATGATGCCGATGCAGGTCCAGGTGACAGTACCATCGGTGACCGTCGCGCCAATCGTGGTCGGCCAGGTAGGCGCCGATCCGCCCGAGGTGCCCGCCGTGGTGGCCTGGTAGATATACAGGGGCGAGGTCGCCGGCTTGACTTGCGCGCCCAAGGCGTAGGCGGTCGTCGCGGCCCAGGTCGCCACAGCGCCAGTCGCAACCGTCACGCTTGAGACGGATCGCACGCCAGAGGGGTTAGCGGTCGATGCGCCCAACTGGTAGTAACGATCCGCCAACACGGACACCGCCTCGTTACTGACGGCGCCACTGGCTTGCGCGGGGGTCGCCACTGACCCGGCGAGGAACAGGGCTAGGTTTTCCATGCTGAGCTGGCGAACCGTCAGCTTGCCGGTGCGCGTGATCGTCACCAGGGTTTGATCATCTAATTGCCGCGTGCCGGATTCGGCGCTGTAGGAGTTGATCTTGTCGCTAGCGATGGTGACGGTAAACCCCGGCGTGAGCCCGAGGTAACGTTCGCCAGTTTTGGCGCCCGCCGCATTGAAGGCGTCAAAAAAGATTTTGCCGCTCGGAATGAGCCGTTGCGCGGTTGAAGAAGCCGTAGGCATAAAAGTACCTCAATAATAAGGCCAGAATTCGGGTTCGATCTGGGTGGCGTAGGTCAGGATGTAGAGCCCCTGACCTACGTCGGGATAGCGATGATCTTCGTTCGGCATGAATAGCGCGCCGAACTCTGGGCCCGGCACGAAATGCGCCAGCGCCGCCATCACCGAGCTGACCAGCGCACCGGCTTCGTTCAACAGCCCCAATCCTTCGGCGGCCATTTCGACGTTGCGGGCATGGATGGCGACATACCAGGTCTGTCTGGGCGGCGTGCCGCCGGATAGAGCACCTGGGATGACATAGGCCGCCGGGCACACAGCGCCCAGCAGCTTGGTGAGTACGTCCAGGCTTGGGGCGTAGGCGATGCGCTGGAAGGCTGGGCACTGCCCCTGAAGGCGCTCCAGAATCGCGGCTCCGGCCGCAAACCAGTTTTCCGCGAGCGCGGTCATCAGTACGACGCCAAGGTGTCGGCCGAGAACACAGGATCGGGCGCGGAATAAGCGGGCGATCCGGCCGAAACCTCGGCGGCAGCGGCCGGCAATTGCAGCAACACCCGCCCAGCCGATACGTCCTTCAGAAAGCCCACCGCATCCTCATACGAATCCCGAACGCGCTCCGGTGCGCCGTCGTCATAGAGCCAGTACCGGGCCAGATCGCAAGCGGTTGCCATCAGCACGGTCGGAATCGGCGTGATAGGCAGCGCATAGCGACCGCCTAGGTAGCTATCGATCATCGAATCGGCGCGGGCCAGGACAGCAGCAATCACGTTGCTGTCCGCTACGCCATCCCGGTCGCGATCCGCGAGTTGCCGGATTTCGTCGGCCGCGAAGGCGTCTTCCAGATCGGCTTGGGTGGCGTAGGCCATGGCTTAACCCAACAGGATGGCGACATGTTCGGGTTTGATGACCGACACGCCCCAGCAAACCGAGACGTGATACACGTTCATTCGATAGCCCGGATAAGTCGCGAACTCCAGCATAATCCCGGAATTCGGATCGGCGACGGTCAGCCGGTCGCTGGCCAGATCGCCCTCGGCGGGGATAGCGGGCAAGCGGGTGGCCAGCAAAATCGAGTTGCGCGAAAAGCCGATGTTGGCGGCGTAGCTGTTGCCGACAGTGATTGCCGTATTGTCAGCCAGCGATTGTCGCAATCCCGGCGCCGCAATCGTCAACGAACCGCCCGACAGGGCAGAGGCGACGACATACTTATTGGTGTCGCCCGCAAACGTGATGATATCGCCCGCCAGAATGGTGCCGGTTCCGGTGTCGGCGGCAATCGTGGTGGCGCCGACCGAATAGCCGCCCGCGTTATTCACCAGATAGCTAGCGCCGGTGCCTTTGGTGACGGCCTGAACTTGCGCCGACTCACGCAGCGAAAAGCCGTTGATGTCCAGCAGCACTCCCTGGCGCTGGACCGAGGTATCGCCGACCATGTAGTTCTGCGCTTGCTTGCCGCGAATATTCGCGCCCGCAACCGTATTCATGATGAGCGATAGATCAGAGAGCGGCGCTCCGTTATCCGCCAGGATCTTGCGGGTTTGCGCGGCGTCGGAATAATCGCCAGCCGTCCCAAACGGCGCGGTGCCCGCCGTGCCATACGCCCGCGAAGCACCTTTATAAGCGGCCGCCGCAAGATCGGCTTCCATCTCGTTGACCGCCGCGCGGATCGCTTGGGCGATTTGATACTGCTTGAGCGTCAAAAAGCCGGGGCCGTAATCGACCGCCTTTTGTTCCTCGCCCGTCCAGGAGAACGGGAAAAAGCGTTGCTTGGTGATCGTCAGCGTCGCTTTGCCGATGACCTGATCCGACGCGGAAGGCAATGCCATGGCGGGGGTGATGTTGCCGCCGGCCGCATTAACCGGGCTGATCGGAATATCCAGCGTCTGGTTAGCCGCGACGCGATCCGCCGTCGAATCGCGCGCCACGGACGGGATGAACCCGACCAGTTCGCGCGATACTACGTCCAGGGCGCGGTAAATGTCGGGGATAAGATTGGTGAGCGTATTCGCCATGTCAGCGCATCCTTATTAATCAGTGACCGTGCCGCCCGCGTTCAGAAAATCAACGCGGGCTTTGGGGGCGAACGTCTCGAACTGCTGGCGCGAAACGGGTCCTGGCGTAGCGGTCACCGATGGGGTGGCGCCTTTGCTGCGCTCGGCAAAATCCACTTGCGCGGGCAGCGCCGCCAGAAACTGCTCCAGCCAAGCACGGGGTTCGGTCTTGACCGTCTGGCCCGCTTCGGCGAATTCCAGCGGCGCTTCCGGCAAGGCCAGCATCAGCTCGATCAAGCCGGCTTGCTGACGCGGCAAGACCTTGCCCGCCTTGACTTGCGCCTCGGCAAACGCGGTTACGGCGCTGCGGCGCAGCGTGGCGATTCGTTCCTGCAATTGCTGCTCTTGCGCGGCGATAGCCGTTTCGCGAGCAGTGAGGGCCGCCTCGCGGGCAGCCAGATCGGTGGGATCACTCATAGATAAGGAGTCCTGAGAGGGGGGAGGAGAGACGGATTCGACGGCGCGTTCGACGGCCGATTGCTCCAGATCGAATTGCAGGTTGTCCAGCGCAAAGTTCGGCACGACCTGATCGGCGGTGTCCGTGCCGAACTGGGTCAGCAGCCATTCGCGCAAGCCGCGCCAAAGATCGAGCTGGGTGCGGTTGGACCCGTCAGAGAAATCAGCCGAGAACTCGACGATGCCGGCTTCGTTGGCCGCAAAGGTCGGGGTGCGCAAACCCTTGACGGCCGGCGCCGCAGCCCCAAGGAACCCCACATGGCGAAGGTAGTACACCCCAGGGACCGGATTGCCCGGCGCATCGGGCCGCCAGAAACTGGACGAAATTTTGCTGAAGCGCCCTTCGCGGACCATTTCCGCGAACGCGGCGTCCACTTGCTTGGGGGTGGCTTCCAGCGCGCCTTGGATTGCCGCCAGATTTTGCACCCAGCCGTAAGCCGGAGCGTCCAGCGTCGGATGCCCGACGACCAGCGGCGCTTCGTGCTTGGCGGGGTCGTAGGCGGCGGCGGTCGCTTGCAGGTCGTCGGCGGAAAACGAGGCGGTCGCGCCGCCGTTGTCCGTCCAAGTGCCGACCTTGAAAATCTGAAGGAGAGAGGGGGTTGTCTTCATGCCGCCCTTTATAAGGAACGGCTAATATTCCGGTAGCTCTGTTCTCCAACAGAGGCAGTACGGCCCGATGCCGCACGGCAGGGCAAGGCTTCCTTTCGCGACGGCCCCAATGGCGAATTTTAACGGGGGATTAACGGGGGTCTAGGGGCGCGGTAGACCCAAGGGGGCGGGTCGGTATCCGAACGCCTAAAAACGGCTTTTTTAAGAGGACAGCCATTCTTCGAGAATATCGAGAACGGTTGCGCGCTCGGCTTCGTCCAATCCCAGGAACGGCCGGGCAGGGATATGGCGGGCCGAATCACCGAACTGGTGGATGGCACCATAGATGCGATCCGTTCCCAGATCCAGCTCGGCGTCGCTCGCAGTGTAATGCAATTGCCGTAGCCAGCCGTCCAGCACCAATATCTTATCCCGATTGCGCCGCTTGCGCTTCTGGTAGTCCGGGGATAGTTCCGCCCACGGGATGCCATCAGGTGAAATCGCCCGGTCGAAGCGCTCCCGATGGGAAATCAGCAGCGACTCGCCGATGTCCTGAAAGACCGGCTTCAGGTTCCCCAGCTTGTCCAGCAGCTTTTTGAGTGACTGCTGGACCGCCGCGTCGTCGTAATCAATGTTGATCAGCTCGGAGGCGCCGGCCATCGATCAATGTCCAAGGTTACCGCTGCGCGGCTTCGATGCGCCGGCAGGCCATCTCGAAATACTCGGGGTCGATTTCGATCCCGATAAATTTACGCCCGCTCGTTACGCAAGCGACGCCAGTCGAGCCGACTCCCATATAGGGATCGAGCACAACTTTGCCGATACCGACGCGCAACGTCTCCAGGCACCATCGCATCAATTCGACCGGCTTTTGGCTGGGATGTAAACGCTTAGCGCGCGATGACGCGCCCTCTCCTGCCCGCAACAGCCCTTTCCAGAGATGCCGATAGATGCATCGCGCATTGCGGACCGACATCCAGGCATATTCCGCATCGAGAAAGACATCCGCCGGGCCGGCGCCGCAGGATTTATCCCAACAGAGCATCGTGCCGCCCTCTGGCAAACGAGTCTTGAAGCAATCCGCCCCCCACAATAATAGCTTTGGGAAACAAAACCACGGCGCCGGGTCGAATGGCCGATCATCGCCGACGATCGGCTTCCTATTGACTAAAGCACTCTTACCGCCACCGTGCGCATACCCAATCCCATAGGGCGGATCGGTCACCACGGCATCGATAGCGCCCTTGTCCAGTATTGGCAAAATATCCAGGCAGTCCCCGCAGTACAGGGTCGCATTGCCAATGACAACGAGAGTCATATTGTTATCCCCAGCGCCGTTGCCAGCGCATCGAACAGATCGGCGGAAACCGCCGGCTTCAGGAACGCCAGCACTGACCGGCTCAAGTCGGCAGTCCAGGCTGTTTTCTTCGGCGCGAGCAAATCCACCAGCGGGGTCGTGGTGTTGGCCCCCGGCGCGTAGTCCCAGCCGCGATCTACCCCGTCCGGCAGATCGACTACTTCGCCCGTGCGCGGGACGACCTGTTCAACCGTGTCGTTGTAGGGCATGGCATCGCCGGTTTCCGGCTGAATGCCGAGTCGTTGCACATCGCGTTCGGCCAACGTTTCGACGAAGCACCGGCAGCCAAAGCCATTCGGCGGATAGTGAGTTGACCACCAGGGGTCGTCGTAGCGGAGCACCTTGCCGTTCCACGCTAGATGCTGTGGGCGCGGATGGACAACGCTATCGTTGTGCCGGTAGCGCCAATAGGGACGCCGGTTCGCGATGGCGGTCATCTGCTGATGGCGTCCGGCTTGGTAGCTGGTTTGCAGGTTGGTTTCGTAGATTATCCGAGTGCGCCACGCCCGCCCGCCCTTGGAATCTTCCCCGGTCCAACCCGTCCAACCGCGTTCCTCCACGATCTTCTCGAAGTCCTGCCGGAATTCCGCCAGGGTGGTGCCTTGTTCGCGGGCTTTGGCGACGGCGGCGTGCAAGTCGGTCAGCAGATCGGCCTGCATCGCGCCCGCGACGACAAAGGCACGGTCGTGCGCGGCGCCCAGCAGGTCATCCCACCGCTGAGTGGGCAGGTTGATCTTGCCGCGCAGATACGCCAGCGCCTCGGCAAAGGGGAGCGTTCCGTAAGCGGCCATTTATTTCGCCGCTCGCTGTGCCCGCATCTGATCCGCGCAGGTTTGACATCGGTAGACGGCTTGTTTGCCCGCCCGAATCCATTTTGCCTCGACGATTCGATGACGCGGCTTGAATTGAGTGCAGTAATGGCAAAATAACTCGGGCTTGTTCGGGATGGGAGGCGGTGGCAACGCGGTCATGGGGTGGCCTCGAACCGCCCCGCCGCATCCGCCACCGCTAGGGCTTGCGCCATTAGCGCGACAAAGTCGCTAGCTTTAAGGTCGGGATACAAATCCAGCAGCTCGGCTTGGAAGGTTTCGAGATCGGGCGCGGTGGCGAGCAACTGGCGAACCGGCTCCAGCAACGTAGCCATCAGCGGGGCGGCGTCCTGGCCCAGCCGGTCGATGATCGGCGCCATCGG